AGCACCCACATCGGGTACGGCAGTAGAATCTTCGCCTCGACCTCGATCTCGTACAGCCCGAGCGAATCGTCGCAGGAGAGCACGAAGCTCGTCGCGAATGCGCGGGCGTAGTAGTCGCCGATCTCGACGCGCCCAGCCGTGTTCATGCGCACGTCGTGCTCGAATGCCTGTTGCAGGCGGTCGAGCAGCGCCGCGCCCTCTGCCTCGGTCGCCGCCGATATGGTGATCGGGAAGGCGAAGCCCGCCGCCTCGTGCGTGAAGCGCGTGACGGCGTTGCGCACGAGGTCGTAGTCCACCTCGTAGCTTCGGAAGGCGTCGGAGTCCGCGTAGTACGGCGAGTCGCCGCCGAACGGGATCGTGTCGCCGTTGTTGCTGACGTACTGGAAGATCATACGCTCACCCCCGCCTTGCGAAGCGCCGAGCGGAACGCCCGGTCGCCCGGGTAGCTGTCGGGCGCGTTGTCCGCGATCTTCCTGCCCAGCCCCGCGTCGAGCCGTTCGATGGCCGAAACCACGCGCTCAAGCCCGACGTAGCCGAGGTTGCGCTGGAACGCCGCGTCGATGTAGCTTTGCAGCAGGTCGATCGGCAGTATGGCCTCGTTGCCAGCCTCGCCGCCGCCGAGCAGGCGGTCGCCGTTCCATCCGAAGATGGTCGGGCTTGTCATGATGCCGCCGCGTGCGTACCAGTTGATGCTGACGCTCGGGGCGTAGCCCTTGCCGCCGATGCCCCACGGCACCTCGCCGCCGTCGATGTTGAAGTGCGGCAGCTTGATGTGCGGCAGCTCCAACCGGGCGCCGCATATGATGTTGCTGATCGTGCTTATCGCGCGGTCTACGATGCCCTTCGCCGACTCGATCGGCGAGGTGATCGCGTTCTTGATGCCGTTCCAGATGCTCGAAGCCGTCGATTGGATGCCGTTGAACACGCTCGAAACCGTCGAGCTGATGGCGTTCACGACGCCCGACACGACGGAGTGCGCCGAGTTGATCGCCGAGCTGATGCCGTTGCGGATGCCGTTCCAGATGTTGGTGGCGGTGCTCCACACGCCGTTGAAGACGGCGCTCACGGTCGAGCTGATGGCGTTCACGACGCTCGAAACCACGCTGTAGGCCGAGTTTACCGCCGCGCTGATGGCGTTTCGGATGCCGTTCCAGATGTTGGTGGCGGTAGCCCAGACGGCGTTCCATATCGCCGACCAGGTGGCCGAGATCGCGTTCAGCACCGACGAGATGACGGCGTAGATGGCGTTGATGACCGCCGAGATGGCGTTCCGAATGCCGTCCCAGATGCTCGCGGCGAACGCCGACACGGCGCTCCACACCTGCGACCACAGCGAGCCGATCGCGGAGAGAACCGCGCCGAATATCGTCTGTATCGCGGCGAGGACGTTCGAGATGATGCCCTGTATGCCGTGCATGATGCCGTCGATGCCCGCCTGCATCTGCGAGAAGTCGCCCGTCGTTATGCCGACGATGAAGCCGAACACGGTGTCGAACAGCCCCTTGACCGTTTCGAGCACGCCGCCGATGATGCCCATTATGTTCGGCATGACCGACGCCACGACTGACAGGATTTGCCCGAGCGCCTGCACGACCACCGACAGAACCTCGGCCACGACTGGCATGACCTCGTTGACGATGAAGTTGACGGCCTGCTCGATGTAGGGCATCGCCGCCTCGATCGCCTCGGATATCGCGGCCTGAACGTCGGCGAACGCCGCATCGACCGCGTTTCGGAACTCCTCGCAGTTGCTGTACGCCCACACGAGCGCCGCGACGAGCGCGGCGATCGCGGTGATGACGAGGAATATGGGGTTCGCGAGCAGCGTCGTGTTCAGCAGCGCGAACGCGGCGGTCGCGGCACGCACGAGCGACGTGATGCCCAGCGCCGCCGCCACGATGCCGAGCGCCGTGGCGACGCCGACGAGCACGCCCTGCAATATCGGGCAGTCGCGGATGACGCCGCCCATGTCGCCCGTCAGGTCGGCTATGAAGCCGATCACGTCGGAGATGGCGGGCGCGAACACGGAGTCGAACGTCGCGGCGACGTTGTTCGTCACGCGCGACATCTCGTCGCCCATCGTGGTCGCGTCCTCGGCGGTCTGCATCATTATCCCCTGGTTGTCGGCCAGGGCGCTAGAGAACCGTTCGAGGTCGAAGTTGCCGTTCTGCACGCACGTCGCGATCTCCTGCGCGGCCTTCTTGCCGAAGACCTCCTCGACGGTCTTGCCAGTGTCGCCGACCTGCGCGTTAAGCGCCTCCGACACGCTGTCGCACTCGCCGATCGCCGTGATCGCGTCCTGGAACGCGCCCGGTACGTCATCGGTCACGTCCGACAGGTTGGTCACGGTCTTCGTGAGGCCGCTCATGACCACGCTGACGTTCGCGCCGCCGTCCGACAGGCTCGTCATGAAGGCGAGCGAGTCTTCCATCGAGAAGCCCAGCTCCTGGAACTGGGTCGAGTTCTTGGTGAGGTAGCCCGTGAAGTCATCGACCGAGAGGGCGCACGCCTGGTTGCTCGTGACGAGATCGTCGAGCAGGGCGTCCATATCGTCGCCTTCGAGGTGCCAGCGCTTCATCACATCGACGATCGAATCGACCGACCCGACCGCATCCGTGCCCACGTGCTGCGAGAACGTGAGAACCTTGTCGGCTGTCACGGTCGCCTCGTCGCCCGTGAGGCCGAGCCTCGTGTTAAGCTCGGCGACCACGCCAGCCACGTCGTTGAGGTCGGCGTCGGCGTTCTTCATGTTGCCGAAGCTCTCGACCGCCGCGTCTTGCAGGTCTTCGAGGGCTTCGCCAGTCGCGCCCGTGCCCTCGACGATGGCGGCGGTCGCCTCGTCGAACGTCGAGGCCATCTCGACGGCGGCCTCGCCGATCTCGGCTATCGCGGCGGCGACGCCCGCGTTCGCGAGCGCGTCGGCCATCGCCTCGACCGAGCTGGCCGTGTCGGTGCCCGCTTGCTCGATCGACTTGTCGAAATCGTCGGCAGAGGCTCGGGCGTCCGCGAGCTGCTGCTTGTTGTCGGCAAGCTCGCCCGAGAGCGTCGTGATCTCGCCCGCGAGGCGCTGCGCCTCCTCGGAGTTCTCGCCGTACGTGAGCGCGGCGTTGACGTACTCCTCCTTGAGGGTCTTTAGCTCCTCCTCCTGCGCGTCGATGGTGCTGGTGAGCTGACCCGTGGCGCTCTCGTTCGCCTCTAGCTCGGCGTTCGTCGCGGCGAGCTGGCTCTGTAGCTGCTCCTCCTGCGCCATCGTGTAGTTGAGCTGCTTTTCGAGGTTCGCGACCTCCTGCGAGTCCTCGCCGTATATCGACGTGGCGACCTCGATCTCGGAGTTGAGGGCGCTCTGCTTGTCGCGGTTCGCCTCGATCTGCGATTCGAGGAGCTGCGACTTGCCCTTGAGGTAGTCGGCCTTGTCGCCGCTGTTCTGGAACTGTGCCTCGTTGAGCTTCATTTCCGAGCGCAGCGACGAAAGCTCGGAGTTCGCGGCCTTGACCTGGCTCTGGAATTCCGAGGTTTCGGCCTTGAACTTGATCTTCGCCTCCTTGTCGGCCATATGATCACCTCCTTAGTTCTTGAGTTTTTCGATTGCGTCGGCGTACCACCTGTCGTACGCGGCCTTGTTGGCCGCGACCTCCTTGACGAACCACACGTCCGCGTTCCAGAACGTCGATTCGGGCACGCCGAGGTTGAGGACGTAGTGCGTGTAGGCGTCTGCCACGTCCTCTATCGGGAAGTCGGGGAGCTTCGGCGCGTTGCGCCTCGTCGGGTGCCTTACTCGGAACGCGTCCCGATATCCCCTTTTCGTTTTGGGGCTAGAAGCTCCATCATCGCCCGCACGACCGCCTCGCGGTCTAGCGTCACGTTGTCGAGCCATTCGTCCCAGCTCATCGCGGCCTCTTGGGTGCCGTCCTGGATGCAGGCGCACAGGTACGCCGCGTACAGCACGCGGATGTTGTCGATCTCCTCGCGCTTGCCCTCCTTCTTGTTCCACACGGCGTTGTACTCGTCGTACACCTTGCGGTCGAAGTTCGAGAGCTGTAGCAGGAAACGGTAGGCGAGGGTGAGCTTGACGGTCGAGCCGTCTGCCATCTCCATCTTGACCACCGTGTTGTTGGCCTTGTTCTTTGTCATGTCTCTCCTTAAAAGCGGAGGGGAGGCCTCGCGGCCTCCCCTCCCTGGTCGTTAGCCGTTCTTCTTGGCCGTCGCCCTCTTGCGCGTCGTGCGCTTCGGGGCTTCGGCCTTCGCCGCCTCGTCGGGCGTCGGCTCGGGCGCTTGCTCGTACGGGGCTACGAGGTCGGCTTGCACGGCCATGATCTCCTCGTAGCGCTCCTTGCTCACGGTGAACACGTCGCCCTCGATGCGCCGCACGCCCTCCTTGAGGTCGCGCCAGTTGCGCAGTGCGATGACCCTCATGCGACCGCCCCCTTACGCGCCCGGTTCCTCGGCGCTAGCCGTGCGCACGAGGTCGGGCGTGAAGGCGTTGAGCCACGCGTCCTTGATCGTCGAGTCGAGGTTCGCGGCAAGAGCCTCGTAGAAGCCCTCGTTGTAGGCGTCGGGCATGTAGCCGATCTCGATCTCGACCTCGGCAACCTCGTCGCCGCCGTTCTCGATGGTCTGGTTCGCGCCCGTCGAGATGGTGCAGCGAGGCCACGCCTTGAACTTCTCGTTGTCGTCCTCGTCGAAGATATCGGCGGTGACGCACACCTCGGGGTGCAGGCTGTTCTGGCCGTACGCGTAGACGCCCTCTGCCAGCTCCTCGCGCTTCATGTCGTGCAGGCGCACGTAAAGCTCGTAGGGGATGTGCGCCGTCACCTTCAAGGTGCCCTCGCCAGTCGGGCGGGTACGCTTCTTGGCGACCGAGCCTCGGCAGTTCTTGACGATGTTGCGGATCGCCGCCTCGCACTCGACCTTGCCGACGCACTGCACGTCGTATACGTCGCCCTCGCCGAAGATGAAGCGCATCGAACGCGCCTCGAACTCGGAGAAGACGGTCATGTTGTTGTTTGCCATTTGTTCTAGCTCCTTTCAAAGCTCTCTATCAGGGCGTCGATGCCCTTCTCTAGGATCATGGGCGCGGCGGCTTCCGCGCCGCGCATCATGAACTGCTGGTTTCCCGCGTGGCGCTTCGTGTTGCTGCCATCGTCGGGGAAGTAAAGGTAGCGCCGCGCCGATGTGGTCGCCACGGTGATCGCCAGCGTCTCGCCCGTGTCGTATCTCTGCCACTGCGAACCCCGGGCACCCGATCGGTGCCCCTTGAACGTTCGCCCCGAGGTCGGGATGAGCGGGTCGATCTGGTCGCGGATGATATCGCCGCTGCCGTGAACGACCTCCGAAACCACGTCGGCGGCTCCTTCGCCGAAGTCGGCCATCGCGGCGGCGA